CCGGAATAACAAAGTCTGGAATACGACGAGCTCTCTCAAGCTCGATAACACGACCTAAGTTGGTAGTGTTTTTCTTATCTCTTTTTTCTTTTTCAAATTTTATATTTTTTTTTGTATTTTCTTCTAAACTAGGTTCCGGGTCCGGGGCAGCAGTCGTCTTAAGTCAGGCAAGTTTGGTTAAATAGACATTTAGATAAACATGTGGCAGAAGATACAGCAGTCCAGCATTCAACCTCTGGGAAGGTACAGCTTGGACGGGGAAGAAGAGATCCCAGTGAAAAGAAGAGCAAGCAGGGCAATGTGATTAGCTATATGGGGGAATATAATAGACATCAATATATAACTAAAGAAAAACACGAACAACTCTACGCTAACATATCTAGTACTGAAAGCTATGTGTAGGGAAGTGCTTACATAATATTTGGTCTCGAACATCAGAGAAATCAATGGTGATGGGCCGAATATGGTTCTGGAGGTGATGCTTACGAATCAATAGGTTCAGGCGGGCTTTAAGTTGGTTAAAGAAGGACTGTCCCCAGTGGGCAGCAAAATCCAGGGCGTTGCAGATATTCTCATCGATCTGCACGAATTCTGGCTGACGAGTGGAACGCCAAACAAGAAGAGAATAGAGTGTCTCGAGAGCTATGGGTGCATAGTACAACTCGAGCATTGGATCTTTAATCCATCCTCTCTTGAGAAACGTGGCCTGGGTAATGGACTTGTACATAACAATGTCCTCCCCATCCTTGGCAGCCATAGTGACTCTCCATCCGTAATTGTTATATCTCTCGGCAATGGTAACACCATTAAACCAAGAGATAATACTCTCATGGATTGAGGCAATGAGATCATCTCCATAGAAGAAGGTACAAACGTTATTACGATAATTGTCAAAATGGATCTGATCTTTATTTCCGGAAATGATACACAGTTCTCTGTAGAAGACATAAAACAAAAGCATATGGCCAAGAGTGTTAAATATAGCTGTGCCTGCAAAGCCGGATGGCATCCCTCTGTTCTTCCGGTAACGATAGTTGTCGTATTGGCAAACTCCATATAGGGCGTTTGTAGCCAGAGCAACTCGTACCTTAGAATCCACATAGGTCGTATCTTCATATACGGAGTCGAACATCTCGACGACACCATACATGAGTGTGGAGGGAAAATTGGCATCCCATCCCGAGACATCCAGGTCAATGATGTAGGGACCCTTTGCGGTAAGAGCCCGGTGCATCAGTGTCCAAGTGAATGATCCAGGATCGACGCCAATCTTAGAGGGATAGATTGACGTTCCCAGGCGATGAATTGCAGCTTCAAGTGAAAGGAAGTACTGACGGAAGATGATAGTGTCTAACATGTTCATAACCTGGATTGAGCGAGTCTTGTTAATTTTGTAGTTGGGACGCAACTCGCATTTGGCGAAATCATACATTATCGAATCAGGGACTTGACCAAGTTTGTATTGCTCAAGTCTATCTGCGTGATGTTCTCGCAGCACATCATCGATATAGCATATTTCGCCGTCCTCCCCCCGCCTAATCCACGTCGTTTTGCCTCTGGTGCGACGTTTGAGGCAATACGGGAATCCAGGAGACTTCAAGAGATCTAGTTTTGAGGATCCTGGATCTCCGGAGCCTTGGATAGCTTCTTCGAACGTGACCACTTTGCAATGCTCGGTGGTAGGGTGTGAAGCAAGTTCGAAGGAATGAGCTATGATGGAAATAGCCAAGTGCTCTGGTGGTAGGGGGAAGGTTTCGTCACGGGTGAATTTCTCTATTGAATGGGCCAAAAAGTGTTTGTCAGTGTTTTTACGACGGTCGTGGTTGTGTGTTATGGCGGGTTCAAGGGAGCATGGAAAATCGTGATAAAAAGGAGTTTTGGCATAGCCAAGACCTGAGGATAAAGGAATTATCTCTTCAGGGCCGACTAAACCAACAGGGTGGGTGGAGCTGAAGGCTGAGCATTCTATATTATGATCCAAATCAACGTTCATTATGATGTTATGGCCAGGTGATGGAAGAGGAAGCGTTTCATACTGTTGTAAAGCGGAAATAAGATCTTCGTGGGTGACTACATCTACATAGAAGCTAGAGCTAGTTGCATTGGAAATAAAG